TCAGGGTGGCATTGACAATAATCAGTTCGGCGATTGCACCATTGAAATCGTATATGTCAGAGGGGTTGACGCCGAGACTGATCAAATCCCGCGAGCCCGTTCCAATAGTGCCAGAAATTTTTAGAACACTGTCAAGGTGAATGGATGACGATGAACCGTTTCCGACGATACGCGCAATCGAAGCCCCTAACGGCAACAGGCCAGTGTTGTCTACCATGCCAAGGCTATTGCCGCCTGCACGGATGTCTGGGGTGGCATCGTTTACTGTCGCAAAGGCGTGACGGTTTGTTGCACCGTTTGAGTCAAAGATCCATGTGATGCCCGACGGGTTGATTGCGTCGAAATCTAAGACGATGAACGTCGTGTACGGTTGCGCGATGTTGGCGGCTGTCGCTGTCCTCATGAAATCGGCGGTGCCGTCGAAGTCGATCACATTCAAGCCGTTGAGCGTTCTGGTGCCTGACGTTGGTTGAGAGGCTGCGGTTGCCTGAACCAAATGCACGCCATTACCGCTGAGGTCGTCCCACTGCGAGACAGCACCGCCGACCTCGGTGATCGTCGAGGTATCGGACGCGTCGAGCCACAACGTCGGAGACAACTCGAGGGGAGTGAATCCGGCGATGTTGCCGTGTGTGGCTGGAATGCCGAGTCCGATACCGATCTGCATGTCAGTGAAGGGCGACGATCGCGGTGGCGGTGGTGCTGGTGGAGTTGATGCGGCGGACGGCGATCGGCAGCACCGTACCGGCCGGAACGGCGGTGAACGTGACGGCGGTGCCGTCGTGCTGGACGGCGACGACGTTGCCGGCGCCGCCGACGTAGATCGCCCTGGCGAGCGTCGTCAGGTCGACCGTGTCGCTCGGGGTGACGGCCTCGTAGACGATGGAGACGTGCAGGGATCCGGCTTCCGAGAACGGTCCGGTGGTCTGGTAGGTCATGTTGCGTTCCTCCGAACTGACAGTCGACAGGTGAGATCGTACGTGGGGATGGTCTGTTCACCGACGGTGATCGCGTTCGGCTCCACGCTGGTGATCGCCAGGCTGGTGCTCGAGTGGATGGCGTCGGCGGCGGTCAGCAGGTAGTCGGCGGCGTCTGCGTTCGCTGGTGGTGCCGCCAAGATCCGGATCGTGACGGTCACGTCCAAGATGTTGCTGTTGAAACCCTGGCAGGACGGCAGGTCGACGAACACGGTGAGCGGTCTGGCGTTGCGTGGGTCGGTGACCGCTGTGTAGCCGGCGGCGGTCACAGCGTTCACGACCGCCGTCCTGGCGGTGGCGAGGATGCCGGTGGCGGCCATCAGCCGACCGATGGCCTTCCGATGCCGAGGAGCTGTTTGATGCGGCTCATGGTGCCGAACGTGCCACCGGCGGCGGTCATCTCATCGAACGACGCAAACGAATCCACGCTGCCTCGTTCACGGTAGAGCGATGCGGCGAACATGATCGTGCCGAGGCGGACGGCGTCGTCCGGGACCTGGTCGACGTCGTCGTGGTAGTTCGACTCGAGGCGACGCCGGTAGCACCAGGTGTTCGCTGCTGCCACACACTTCGTGAGGAAGGCGGTGTCGTTCGCGGTGGCGGAGGCGATGCCGAGCCATTCGGTGACGTTCGCGGTAGTGATCCAGGTGACGGTCGGCTCGTAGGTAAGTGTGCCGGCGGATTCGGCGGTCCGGTCGAGGTCGGCGCCTGCGTTGAGCAGGATGACCTGGTTCGGCCGGTAGTCGTCGACGTCGAAGACGAGCTCGTTGTAGTCGTCGACTTCTACCAGCCGGTACGGGTAGGTAGAAACGACGACCTGCTGGTTGCCGTTGAGGCCGGTGTTGACGGCCAGGTTGGCGATGTTGGCGTAGACGCCGATCGGCAGGTGACCGTCGACGTCCTCGAGCGTCTGGATCACGGCATGACCGTCTAGCCGCTCACTGTTGATGATGCGGAAGTTCGTCATGCCGTGATCCAGTCGTCGTCAGACCGAGGGGGTGGTCAGAACGTGGCGTCGGGGCCGAGGATGCGGATCATGTTCACGTCGATGATCTCGCACGCGAAGTAGCCGCGAACGGTGACTCGCACCGACAGGTTCTGGGCCTCTTCCTGCCGGATGAAGCCCTTGTAGTTCTCGTAGCACTCGACGCCTCGGCTGTTCATCAGCCACAGGTACTCGGTGGCGGTCTTGTTGCCGACCGCCTGCGTTCCGACCTGGTTCGACACGATCAGGTTCAATCCGAGGGGGTTGCCGCTCGGACCGGTGACACCGGCCGGGAACGTGCCGCCAGCGTTCTGCGGATTGACCTGGGGGAAGATCGGACGGTCCGAGGCGTCGACGAGCGAGCCGAGCGCCGCCCACTTGGCCGGCGAGACGACGAGCACGTTCGGGAAGTAGTTCCCGGTCGTGGCGATGCTCGAGGCGGCGGTGAACAGGTCCGAGATGACTTCGGCCGGATCGGTGATGTCCGACACCAGGACTTCCTGCGTGTTGGTGATACCGGCGGCGAGCTGGTCGACGACGTAGTCCTCGGTGGCGAGGGCGTACTTGCCGGCGAGGTCGTTGACGGCGGCGTCGAGCATCGACGGCGTGGACCAGTCGATGACCTGCTCGGACAGGAGCAGCGATCCGGCGAACGTCTTCTTCGTGAAGGTGACGTTCGACAGGTCGAAGTCGGCCGTGGCGGCGTTGGCGAGCTCGTTGGCCTGGGCGGCGACGCTCGAGTGGTTGGCGATCTTCGGCCGGAGGAACGTCGAGCCGGCGGCTGGCATGGAGCGTGCGCCGAGGGCGGACACGATCGGCCGGAGCGGCTGGATGTCGTCGTACACCGGGGTGACGATCGGCGTGGGGACGAGACCGGCGGCGTCGGAGACGACCACGTCGCCGGTGGCGGCGCGGATGTTGTCGTTGATCTGGTGCCAGCGGTGGCCGCCTTCGCGCATGGCGAGCAGGTACTCGCCGACGGACGGCAAGCCCTTCATGACGTTGCGCGGCGACGCGTAGATGGGTGCGGTGGGCTGTTCGGCCGATGCGGCGATCGGCTCGGTGGTGGTGTCGTTGTCGGACATGGTGGCTTCCTCCGGTTCGGTGGGTTCGGGGGTGGGTTCGTCTGCCTCCGGATCTGCGGCGGCGGCGATTTCGGTGATCTTGGCGGCTTGGAAGGCTGGCATGTAGACCACGCTGAGCTCTTCCCATTCGGCTGCTTTGACGACGACGGTGGAGCCGTCGTGGTCGACGTCGATGGGGACCAGGCCGACGCTGACCGAGTCGTAGGCGCCCATCTGGAGCAGCTCGAGCAGTTCGTCACCGGCTTGGGTCTTGGCGATCTTCGCCGAAAACAGCATGCCGTCGTCGGTGGAGATCCGGTCGGTGACGATGCCGATGACACGATCGGTGTCGTGTTCGGCGAGAAGTCGTGGTGGCGGTCCGTCGGTCGGCAGTGCGCCGGGCAGGATGCGGACCTTGCGGCCGCCGAGGACGATGGCGTCCTGGTTGTAGGGGACGGCGATGCCGCTGATCGTTCTGGTGGGGGTGTCGCCTGCTGCGGCGTCGATCGTGACCGACTGGGCGGACAGGCGGAGCATGTCACTCATAGGTGGCCTCCGAGGTGGGGTCCGAGCTGGCTTCGGCCAGGTAGGTGGTGATGTCGAGTTCGACGTATCGGCCTCGAGGTACGACGTTGTTCAGCGACAGGGTTTCTTCGATGCAGTCGACGAACGGCTTGGCACCGAACAGGAACAGGTCGCGGCGTGCCTCGACCGAGTTCTGGTAGGTCATGCCGCCGACGGACAGGCCGACGAGCCACGGCGGTACTTGCATGACGCGCGCCAGCTCCATTGCGGCGTGTTGGCGGCCTTCGTGGAGCTGCAACGTCGAGGGGTTCGACTTGAACTCATGCCATTCGACGTGCTGGTTCAGGGCGCCGATCGCTCGAGTGTGGCGTGCTTCGGCCCAGGCGGACGCGAGATCGGCGAGCTCGTCGCCGGACATCGGTTCGCCGTCACGCTGCTGGAGGTAGCCGGCGGCGATCTCGGTGGTGGCGAAACGCTTGGCGGCTTCGTCGAGGCGGACCGCGATGTCGATCGCACGCTGGCCGTAGTACAACATGCCAGGGATCGGCGACAGAAACTGAATGACGTTCTCGACCGGGACTTCGACGCCCTGATACAGCACCTCGGCGGCAGGGCCGAACCATTCCGGTCCGACCTGGTCAGGTGTCGTGACGGTGTTCGCTGGTAGCCAGGTAAACGCCGACGGAAAGCCGTTGGCGTATCTGGCGGTCACATACCAGAACGCGCGCCCTTCGAGCATCAGGTCGCGGACCGTCTGCGCGATGATGAAGTTCCTGGTGCACTTCGGGTCCGGTGTTTCCTGCCAGCGCTCGGGTTCGATGTAGATCCGGTTCGGCAAGCCGTTCGTGTACTGCTTGACGTACTGGCGTACCTCGAGACCGCCGATCGTCGAGGTAATCAGGCCGACGGCTCGGGCGACCGTCGGCACGCTCAAGGCGCGCTGAGACGCCGAGGAGTTGGTAAGCGTCTGCAGCGCGCCGGGACGAAGCCCAGCAGACCCAGCTGCGGCCTTCACGGCCTGCGACGCACCAAAGGCCGCCGGCTGTTTCCGCGTGAACAGTCCCACAACCGGCGGAACCTATCACGGATGTGGACAACTTGTGGTTAGCGATTGACACCGATTTGCGGTTTGCGGATCTTGCTGGTGGGGCGTGCTGCTCGACCGGCGGCGGCGACCATACAGCGACAAAGGTGGATCGGTCCTGGCGACTTCACGCTCGACAGGGTGATCGTCGCACCGTTCCGGCCGGCCACGGCGCGTCGGACGTGCTCGTCGAGGAGGGCGTCGCCGCCGTGTTCAATGCGTTGCTCGAGGATCATGTTGCGGACGATTTCGGTGAGCATGCCGATCTCTTTCTGTCCCCACACTTGCATCCGCCGGCGGAGTTCGGGTGGTGCGATCGAATGCAGACCGGGGGTGATCATCACGTCGACTTCGGTGTCGGTGTCGACGAGCTCGGCGATGCGCTGCCAGAGCCGTTCGGTGTCGGTGACGTTGAAGTCGGCGGCGACCTGGACCACACCGGCGTCAGTGCGGAACGCTCGGACACCGGCGTACTCGACGCCGTCCGAGGCGGAGTCGATCGCCAGGACGCCACCTCGAGGGATTTCGACGCCGGGGCGTGCCAGGTCGTCCCACGCTCCGACCGGTAGCCACGATTCGACCGACGCGACCCACCGGTTCAAGCAGGTGCGTTGAAACTCGTCGCGTGCCAGGTTGTTGGAGTCGTCGCGCAACGTCTGCCAGTCGAGCGGTGAGATGGCGAGCGCCGGGTTCGCGGCCGGCCACCAGGTCTGGTCGTCGATCGACGCGTCGGGTGGTACGGACCATTCGGCGAAGTACAGCCGGCCGGGTGTCTTGGTGCCGATCTGCGCGATGCCACGTTCACGCCACCGTCGGAAGAACGTGCTCGAGTCGTCACCGGCGGTCGACACGAACAGGGCGAGTGGGTTCGGTCGTGCGCGTTGTGTCGGCAGCAGACCGCCTTCGATGATCCGGTCGTCGATGTTCCAGATCTCGTCGCAGATGATCA